TATGGAAACATCTCCAGTTGCCGACGGGGTTTGCCCCATGATTCAAGCGCACTTGTTCAGCTCCAGCTGCGCTATTCCTACGTCAGTTTTCGTGATTGGGATGCCGCTCTCGGTACGTCCGAGTATGACCGCTCCCACCTCAACAGCGAATGCCGACCTCGTGACCCAAGACAGTCGCGTTGAGTTAGGGTCAGTCACGCCCGCACAAGGTGGTGAAGCGCCTATGCGGCGTGTGACTGAAGATGAATTTGAGTGTGCGGTCGCTGCCGAGGGCAGTGATTCAGAATGCGGTGGTAGGCCTGTTGCGAGCAGGTTGGGTGCTTTTAAGCCCCTTTCCGTGCCGGTTCTGAAGCAGAGTGCCAATCCGGACAGTCTCCTGGCACGTCGACGCGATGTTGTCGCTTCGCCATTCCGAGCAATCGGTCGGGCATTGGAGCGCAACGTTGGTGTGCGGACGGTGGGGGAAGCTTTTCAGCGCGTCACGCAATCATGCGGTGACGATCGTCGGTTGGACCTGCCAAAAGAGTATAAGCCGCTTCGCGCCGCTCTTTTGTTTTACCTCAACTCACTAAGTAGTTACAAAAGCCCAAACGCCGCCACTGCGGCGTCACACGGTTGCACGCACCCACGATACGCATATTATCGGCGCTCCATTGAGGGCGCGATGATGCGAGCTTTTCGTGATGTTGGTAGCACCGTAGTTTCCGACATCGGCGGGTCTTTGAACCGAAATGTCGGTCACGCCGTCGCCACAGGTGTCGCCGTGCATGTCTGCGCTCCGATTTTAGACAGTAGCGACATGGCGCGATGGCATCGGCTTGACGGCGCAGTGAAGCCCCATGTTCTTAAGGCCGCGAACGTGACAGTGTGTAACAGAAAATTTCAACAATGCCACGTATCTCGCAGCCAACAGACGGGGGCCGCCTTCGTTTTTAGTGATCATCATGTCGTACCTGGCGACATTGCTGATCACATTTGGTGCCCAACGGTGGTCATCAATCATATGTACACAGTGGGCCATTTCTCGGACGATGAGGTTGTCTGTGATGTGGCAGGTGGCAGGGTTGTCATGACTACCCGTGGTGGAACGACCTATTCACATGGTTACAACCTTTGGGGTTCCGAAGGCACTGTTGAGGGTAAGTACAGGCGTATGTATTATCAGCGCGTATGGCAGACGCCTGATGATGCACGCCTGTCTCTCCCTGTTGCCGTGTGGGTGTGTTACCCAGTGGCGAAAGATCTGGGCGGACAGGCTAAGGATTGTTTGGTGCCAGCACCGAAGATCGCGAACGACCTTCATTTCGCCGTGCTTGGCGCTCAGGGGACAGCCACTGAAATGACGGCGTGGCGGGTTGGCGATGTGTATGCAACTAATGATGGTGTGATTTATCCGACAAGGATTGTAGAAACGTTGTCACAGCATTATGAGAAAGGCATTACACACATCGCTGGCCTGTTGCGCCGCGGAATCAACAGTGGTGTGTACCCCGTTGAAGATGTGCCGGATGTTCTGACATGTGCCGGCATCATTTGTGCGCACGGCAAAGGCCTGGCATCGTTGGATGTTTCGGCGCTAAAGAAGAGCAAAGCGAAGTTTGATATTAGTGTGCCAAATGTTGTCCATAGTTTCGAGCGTGAGCGCATCCGCGCTGTCGCAGACATTGCCGTCCGTGAGGGCGGTAGTGTTGGCGAGATTGCGCGCAAGACGGCCGATCCCTTTCAGTCGGCCGGCCCACGCCCTGGCGCGGTCGTTAATCGACGCGCTGGCCGTGGTGCCGGCGATGACAAAAAGGAACCAGCTGGTTTGCTTAGCAAGACGGGTGGTACAGCCGGTGCGGCCGGTAACGCTCCGCTTCGATCCAGTGGCGGAAGCGCTGAGATTCCTCGAACAAGAGAATTTGCCGATAAGGCGTCTCCACGCACTGACACTGGACGAGTGGTTAGACTCTCGAACTTGGATGACAAAGCCAAAACGCGATCAGTTAAACGACGCGAGCGACAGGCCGCTAACGCGAAAGCACGCACAAGTAAAGGCGTTCCTGAAGTTCGAGCCGGGGCTGAACGACCCGCGGTTGATTTGCCCACGCAGCGACGAGTATCGTGTGCGACTGGGTCCGTGGATAGCGGCAGCGGACGAGAGTCTGCGCGACCGCGATTGGACCGTGCGGTATTGCTCAACAAAAGAGAAGGAAAGAAAGGTGCAAGTGCACGCCGGGGTGGAGGGCGGCCTAGCAGCCCAAACGGACTTCAGCCGATTCGACTCGACTTACCAGAAAGAGACGATGCGCCTGCGAAACGAAATGATAATCCAAATGTTCGCGGGCGACGTGGCCCCGTTGCGCCACCTTCTAAAACAGCAAGAAGCGTTGAAGGGGCGTCTCGGGGACTTTCTGTTCGAGTCGACAGGTCTGGCGAGCGGCGACCCGACAACTTCCCTCGGCAACACGCTGATCAACAGGTGGGTAGTATCGCGCGGTTTGAACGCGGACCCTCAGGTGAGGGCCGCTGGGTGGTCATCGCTGCATGAAGGCGACGACGGGTTGGTCTTCTTTTCTCAGGGTTGTGATCCCCGTAGCGCTTGCGATAGTATGAAAGCTTTCGCCGCGCAGGCAGGTTTCAACCTGAAGGCCGACCCAGGCAGTATTGAGAATTTAGGATTTTGCGGCAGGTGGTACATGATGGATGGCGGCTATTGCGTGAGCATGGCCGACCTCCCACGCGCACTTGCGAAAATCCATGTGAGCTGCGCCAACATCCCGAAGTATACCAGGAAATATGCTGAGGGGTTGTTGCGCGCTAAGGCGCTAAGCCTCACAGTGTCGGATCGCGACACGCCGATTATAGCAGCTTGGTGCGCTAGTGCTTTGTCTCTCACGAGGCATGCACGCGCCAAGTGGGTAGATCGGGAGGTAGCTCACAAGTGGGCATCTGGTATAGTTGAGTCCAGGTGCCATGCTCGCCGTCAGTCGCTCTTGACATTGATCGCTTGTCGTTTAGGCTTATCGACGAGTGATATTGAGCGCATCGAAAATAATATCCGCACCGTCGGGATATGGGGGGACTTGGAAGTTCTTGATTGGCATCGAACGCTCAAGGTCGAACGGACCGATGAGATGCTGGGCGATGGCGCTTGCGCCGCGCTTTTCTGACGGGGCATAATTAAATGTCCTCGTCAGCGTGGCTCAAAGCTGCGCTCGATCCTTATCATGACTACTCGCTTGAGCTCGTCGGTTTGCCCGACGAGAACTCGAGGCCGTCGTTCGTGTACATGTACAAATCGACAGATTCGATTTCCGGGCTTGCTCCCGGTAGTTTCGTGCACGCGCGGTTCCTTCCGCATGATTTCGCTTCTTCAAGCGGGGTCATGTCATTGACTAGACCACTTTCGTCAGATTACCCACCTTCGTACACCCACTCAGCGCCTCCGACAACAACAATTCCGTCGGGGCCGGTTGTGGTGACGTCTGGGCCGTCTGACACGGCGATGAGTGCCACTCTGGCTGTTAACACGACCCGAGCTTACGGCATTAATGGCGGTACCACTAATTTTGGTGTAGGCCGCCTCATCGCTGCTGCTTTTGAGGTTATCAACACGACGCCGGCTCTGCAAATGCAGGGCAGCGTCACAGCGTACCATGGGACAAACTCTCAGGAACGAGTCGTCGCGAATTTCGTTAATTTGACAGTTCCGACGGTCTACGCGTTAGAAGTTGGCTCAGCGCTGCCTGTTGACCTCACGACAATACAGTCCATACCTGGCACCGTCACCTGGGATGCTGCAGCCGGGTGCTATGTGGTCGGACGGTTTTCCGACACTGGCGCCTTTGGCTGCACAAATGGTACGGTTACAACGCCAACCTACCAGCCCGAAGGACGCACCCTCTCTGAGGGTGGCACCACGGGCCACATTGGTTTGTATAGCAGTACTGCTTTTAATACCCTAGCTGGTAGTGGGGTCGTTTTCTCCGGATTGGGAGACACAACATCGTTGCGTGTCACGACGCGTTTGGTGTATGAGTTTTTCCCGGAGCCGATCCCCAATGACCCGTATTTAACACTGGCCACGCCCTCTGCGTTGTATGACCCGGATGTTTTCCGGGCGTACTCACGGGCGTGGTCCAGCCTGCCGCCTGCTGTTCCTGTCAGGATGAATTTTGCCGGGGAATGGTTTGGTATGGTTCTTCGCGTCATTGGCACTGGTATGAAATCAGTTGGTCGTCAATTGATGGTTGAGGGAGGCGTCCCTCCAAGGCAGCGCGCGTTGGCGAATGATCGCATCGCGCCGCGCACTGCCATCGTTGTCGCACCTGCCCAGCCCATTGTGGCTCGCGGGCAGATGCCACTGAGACGCGCCGTTTCCGGTGCGTCGTCACGATCACGCAATTCTCGACGCCAAACGAGGCGCCCGCGACAAGTTGTAATGACCACGCCGCGTCGTTCGAGGCGATGAGCCGGTCGGGCCCCCCCCCCAGTATAAGAGGGGCCCTTCCGCGAAAAACAAAAATGCTTCACATAAATATGCCTGACTGTTAGCCTTTACGGTGCAGTACTCCAGGCGGG